TTACTGCATGCCGTTTTCGTAGGCGGCGATCATCTTTTTGACCATCTGGCCGCCGATGCTGCCGGCCTGACGGGACGTCAGATCACCGTTGTAACCCTGCTTGAGGTTCACGCCCACCTCGGTTGGTGTAGTAGCTACATATTGAAATGTACGTCTGTACGTCAACCATTCGCCGCGATTGGGAAGTCCTTTTCTTGTAACTCAGCAATTTCCCCGATGAATTTATAAAAGATTCTGATTTCTTGACTGTATGGCGGATAACGCATTGATTCACAGCCCTTTTGCACTTTACGTTCTCCGACCTCGATACGATCAATAAACGTTAAAACTGTATCTCTGTCAAGCACGTCAATGTGCGTATACGATTTTGCAAGAGTAAAGAACTTTTCATAATCGTCTGCATTTGGTTCTTGATGCAACCGACTCTCCAACTCTGCAATGGTTGCTTTTAATCCGTCTGACTCTTTTTCAAAGTTCTTGACCATGCCATACATCCGATCATCATCAATCTTGCCTTCAGCATTATCTACATACAGTTTCGCAATAATTTTATCTATTGTCTTGATTCTCTTTTTTGCTTTTTCGCACTGAGTCTTTATCGACTGTGAATTATCTGCCTTGGCATTCTTGTTCATGACATCTTGAACTAAGTCATGAATCTCATCATCGCTCAAATCAATTAGGCTGTTAAGGTCTTGCCTAATAGCTTCCGTGAAATCACCGTATCGGATGCTGACGCCCGTACACGGATTCTGAATGTCCTTTCGCTTGTGCGTGCAACTGAGATACCAGTATTTCAAACGTTCTCCTTTGTACACAGTGCCACTGGAACAAAGAGCGTGCCCACAATTCGCACAAAACACGATGCCAGCGAAAATATTGTTACGGACACGACCATAATCCATGTATATCTTTGTCCTTTTGCCCAAATTAGCCTGAGCTAAATCGAACAATTTTTCTGAGACTATCGGCTCATGCGTATTTTTGGTTATCGCCCAATTTTCCTTTGGGACATTCGTTTTCTTCGTCGATTTAATACTGGCCTTTTTGGTTTTACCAAGAACAGTGTGACCAAGATAAACAGGGTTCTTCAATAACCGTCGTACAGTCTCTCCATTCCACTCGTCAGAGGCTTTGGCGGCACCGGCGTCGCTGAAATCGTCTCTGTATAGCACGCGATATTTCAATGGGGGGATAACCCCATCATTCGTGAGAGCAATGGCGATTGTACGGCATGAATCTCCGTTAGCAGCAGCTTCGAAAATTCTCTTTACAATGGGTGCTGTCATTTCATCTGGTACTAGAACGCCTTTTTTATTTGGAGCTTTCTCGTACCCATATGGTGGGCAACAACAGTATTCACCTTGTTCACGCTTGCTCTTGAGCGCGTCTCGTACTTTACGCGATCCATCGCGCAGATACACTTCGTTCATTGCAAACTGGAACGGAGCCATTACGTTATCTGAATCGGTATCAAAATTGTCAGCAATAGCGATGTATCTAATACCATGTTCAGGAAAGAATTGCTCTGCATAGTAGCTAGACTCGCGCATATCTCTTCCAAGACGAGACAAGTCTTTTGTGATGACCATATTGACAGCGCCGATTTCAAGCTCACGCATCATGGCTTGGAAACCCGGCCTATCAAAATTACCACCAGACCAACCATCGTCTGAGAACACTTTTACAAGCGTAATGTCGTGTTGATTACAATAATTCGTTACGATGACTCTCTGCGTTGCGATACTTGTAGACTCGCTAGATTTTGATTCTTCACGAGACAGTCTAAGGTAAGCAAAAGCAGTTGCTCTGTTATAACTCATGAAACCTCCTTCGGCAGGACAGAGCACATTTCATTCATTATACTATTCGGATTCTGTTCTGTCAAAGATGACTTGATATTTTTTGTGGAGAGCAATCTGCTCTCCACAAGTTCCGATACGGTGTTATTACCAGAAAACACTCTGTGAATCTGGAAAGTAGCATTATTCAAAACAATATTATTCGTATTTGTCAAACAATCACCCCTTTAAGATTATTATTGCTTTTTGCATTCATTATCATTCAGCCAGTCTGCGTATTTCTGTGCTGTCGCTTTGTCGCGGAAGTAAACGTTATGATAATTGTCGATCGACGCAAAATCCCGACCGTCATACATTTTGTCAGCAACATACTCTCCGTTGCTATGGTAATATTCTTCCGTATTCGACAAATCGCGTCGAGAATACCAGCCGCATATTTTATCACCCATCAGCTTGAACTCTGAGCAGTCGGATTGTCTAACCTCGAAATGCGGCAACCTTTTTGCGCATTGACATTTTTCTGTGTATCGTTGACCAGATGGAGAGAAAAATTCTATCATCCTATTTGCATCACACTTATCACATTTCGGTTGCTCAACACCAATATTTAAGACTTGATATAACATAGTCTGAAAATCTTCCAGAAGTTTAGATAAGCGTTCTCGTCTGACCTCGCTTCTAATCTTATCTCTGAGATTTCGCTCATCAAACTTGAATTTTTCTTTTGCCGCCTCAAGTTCTCTGACCTTTGCATCGTAATTATCCACGATGTCTTTCATATGCTTGTTTTCCTTTTGAAGCGTTTCGAGCTTTTCCTTCAGTTCTTTAGTTACGCTATCACGGAGATAGTCTTTTAACTCTTCGCATTTTTCATCGAACTCTGATGACTCATAATAACCGGTATCATATTCCCAGTAGCCCATTAACCAGCCTCGCTTTCACGTCCAAAAACATCTTTATATTTCATGAACAAATTATTTATTGCTTCTGCCATAATTCTACGCTCTGATGGAAATTCTTCTTGGTAGTACAGATTGCGATACCAATTGAGAATTTCCAATGGATTTGTCATGTGATAATTTTCAATTCCATCTATAAAATAATTATTTTGTTTCATAAAACTCCTAGTCCATAACTTGGTTATATCTAGTTCGCTTATATGTCACGCGCTTAAACTCATCATACGACATGAATACAGGGCACTCACAGACGCCTTTGCAAACATCAAGATCTTGATTCATTTCGCACGCGAACGTGGGTTGGTCTTCCATTGGAATGCGCTCCGCATACGGACATTCGATAATCTTTTCAGGCATAGAATCAACCAAGATTTTCATAATTCAACCCCCATTTATCCGTATTTATGATTTCAAATTTCACAAAGGTATATTGACCGCCGTGAGTGTATATTCCGCCATTTAATAATGCATACTCTAATGTAACAAATGGCAATTCAGTATAATTCGTTACTCCGTCTCCAACTTTGTATTTCAATCTATTTTCGCAGATAGATACGACAAACTCTTTTAGCTTCAATACCGGATTATGTTTTACCCATGCACTTTCTGTATCGCTTCTTGGGCGTATCGTAAGAGGATAAGTTTCATACATAATTCAAGTTACCTCAATCTTAGGAACCAGCATGAAAAACTCACTGTGACTTCCAAAGTCAAACATCGTTGCGTCTTCGTTATTCCACATTCTCACGTAGTAGACCGGCTCGTTTTGCTCTTTGCAATACTTGTTGATTGCCGCAAACGCAACATGACGCGCTTCCTCGTCAGACATATTGGTATCAAGCGTCTGAACGATGCTCACATATTTTCCATCTTTGAAAAACAGCTTACGTTCCATTAAATCCCTCTCATCTAAACACAACGACCATACTTGGGAATGGCGCATTTTCTGCCGCTCCAACAAAGCGCAATCGTCCTTTTATGAACCTAATTTCAACATTTGGTTTATTGTAGATATATTCGTGAAAATATTTCGTGTCCGTTCTAGCTGGAATCAGCATAACAATAGTAGTGTTTTCTTGCTTTGACTCTTGCGAACATTTCTGAACCCAATTGCCGATCTCACGGCCATACGGCGGGTTACACCAGACCGTCTGCCCCCCCCAATTTTGTTTCAGCCCATCATCTGATTCAGAAAAGTATTTATCGCATTTATGATTCGTTTCATTCGCGCACGCATCTAATGTAAAATGGAATTCATTGTCAATTTCATCAAAGAAATCTTGCGGTGTCTCCCAATCCATTTTCTTTGACGAAAACAAAGCGTCAAGTGCTATATCTCATCATCCTTTTTTATTATTTGTTTTAACAAATTCTCTTGTATTATCTAACCACACACCACCACTATTAAACGATGGCCGATTGATACCCATATCTGTTTCCAATTTCAAAAACACGTCTGGATGCTGCTTAAAATAGGCGATGCCAGAATCTTCGTCTGGGAAACACATAGGATACTCATAGTAAAAGAAACGTTGGTTAGTAACAAACCAACTGTCTGTGTCCGGGCAAAAGGCGAGAACAAAAGCTTGAAATTTCGTATCAAAATCAAATCCATCTTGGATCAGCTCATATACCGACATATCTTGTCATCCTTTCCCATAGCAGCCACGCATTGGCCGGATTTTCGCACGCTGGCGTCCTTTGATTGCAAACGGGGCAACAGACCACCACACATGGCTTGTCCCGTTCACGCTCAAAAATTTCAAAGTGCTGCGGCATGCCGCCACACTTGCACATCAGCATTTGCCTGTGCTACCGATCCCGCCACGGCTCTCGTTATTAAGGTTGTCCACCTCGCGGAACTCGATTTGCGGCTGATGCTTCATGATTCTGAATTGGCAGATACGATCGTTTGCGAGGATGGTCGTTTTTCTCAAGGCAATAGCGGGGAAGTACCACTGGTCGTTGTCACCACAATAGCTCTCGTCAATCAGTCCCATGCTGTTTGCCTGAATGATCCCAAAGTTTTTGAAGGTAGAACTGCGAGGAATCACATGGGCTTCATAACCGGCTGGGAGCTGCATTGCGATACCTAGCGGGATGAGCTTAAATTCCATCGGATCCATGTCTACGGTTTCTGCTGCGCGCAAGTCAATCCAATCGGATTTGCCGTCGATGTACGTCAACTTGTCAATGCTATCTGTAAGATACTTAATGTTGATAGTCTCTTTCATTATGTCCCTCTCTTTATGTGCATTTTGGATGATTCATTCTATTGCTTCGTCGCAAAACTCCTTGGCAGAGCATTGTGCGCATTCATTTACCGATCGTGCGTCCCAATCGCAAGTGAACCCGCAGTCTTTGACCATTGCAATTCTATCTTCTGGATTCTCCCAGTCTAGTTCTGACTTGCCCGGTCTGTAATACTTGTCCGCTTCTTTCATTCTACGGCATTCGATTTCCATGAAATCTACACCGTCACAAACATCTGTCCATTGCGCAGCAACCTTTGCTTGACCTCTTGTTTCTGCAAAGACGATTGTTGCGATAAATTCGTCTTTCTCTCTGACGAGCCATGCCTTCAAGATTTACAACTCTCTTTCCCGTGAAACTTTGTATATTGGCTTTTCTCGCCAGTAATACATCTCAAAGCTGACTTGCTTGACAAGTTACACACACGATGCCAACCGTTTTCGGACAGGATGGCGCGTGCGTTAATACATGTATCACACTTTATTTGTCATCACCTCAAACTAACCTTTTTACGCCACGGAAACTGGGGAACAGAACAATTTATCAATCCAAGATACTTTCCCACTACCACCAGTAGCGCATTTCTTCGACTGGCAAGTTCTGTTCTCCTTGTGATAATAGATGCAGTCCTTACATGGGTTTCGCATTATTCTACACCTCCGTCCTTTCTCTCTCCGTAGGAGCAGAAAAAATCCGAATCGTCTGGGCAATCCATTCCAAGCCGATCGCAAAAATGTACGCCGCAGTCATAATGATGCTTGCGGCCTGCTCTCATACTCTCGTTTGCCGAATGCACAGAAATGATCTCCGAATACCAACAGGCCACGGACTTGACCGCAGGAGTATTTCTTCGCCCATTCCACCCACATTGCATAGCGGCAATTCTCGCACCGCACCACCGGCGCAACGTCGGCGGCAGGCAGATTCTCTACGTATTCCAGAACCGACTCAATGCCAAAGATAAAATGCTCGTTCGCGCGCTCCTTGTCGCAATGGTCTTTCCGGATTGGGAACTCCATTATCGCTTCACGCTCGATGTATTCAGTCATTTTGCACCTCCATGTAGGCCGCTTGAAGCAGTCCGTCCAAGTCAGTGTCGTTGCTGTCACCCAGATAGTTCCCGGCAGCATCGTAATAGCTGTAGGCCGTATATGGCCGCGCTACGATTCCCGTGTGTTTCTGCAAGCGGGCATTGAACTCCTGACGATCTCCAAGGAACACAGTGCTTTCAATATCGTTGTACTGTGCCCGCGTAATATATTCAGCCATTCTCGGCCCTCCTATTCCATGCTTCAGCAGCTCGCTCTTCCGTGTCGTAAATATACACACCGCCCAAAATCCCGCCATCACATTCATAGCTTGCAATCGGGCAGCTCGGGTTTTCCTCGTGAGTGTGGCGAAGCATAAAGCCAACCCCACTGTATGAATGTTCTCTATATGCCTCATCATGCAGATTCCCTTCGTCATCACACAGAACAAGGCTAACTTTACCGCCGCAGAACGGGCACGGTTTCAGCTCGTATTCAGTCATCGCTTTCTTCTCCTTCCGGCAATACTACTAGCCGCCCTTCTTTGTCGGCCTGCATTAGCTCGAGGATCCGCTCTGCCTTTGACAGGTCGTCGCTAAAAGCGGATCTAATGAGGATTGCCGCATTTGTACACTCTACCGGCGTAAGGCCAGTATCTAAATATGCTCGTAGCATCGGACAGTGCGCGGCCGGTACCGCAGTGCAGAACCCACCGACCGCAGTGCAATTCCCGTTATCCTTATGACGAAAATCGCATCGCATACAATTTACTGTTTCCATATCATTCCACCTCATCCATTCTTGCGCCGCAGTCCTCACAATATTTTTTAGTAGGCTTATCCCAACTACCCTCAGTAGTGATGACGAAACCACATGCAGAGCAGCACCACTCGTCTCCGCCAAGATGCGCCCACCGCCCATGCACCACCGGCACTGCATCCACGGTTGGCGAAATGTGCTTGATTATGTGCGCCGCTTCCGTGTACCCCTCTGCAAGGCTATCAAGCTGCTTTTCGCCTTGCTTTATCAGATTTTCCGTATTCTGGTACTCTGCCCGGAACAATTCCAGTGCGTTGTCTGCATCAATCAGCCGCATAAAAATTCTCCTTCCTCGGCATCTCTTTCAGCCAGCGTCTGACGGCAAAGAACCGAATGCGTGGCGGCTGATTCTTCGCCCATCGCTCAATAGCGGCGGCGTATGCAATCCTGGCGTTAAGGCGCTGACGGTGTTCTTGTCTTTCACTCATTCTCCTGCACCTCTTCCGGCGGTTCCGGCAGCGGCATCCAGTGCGGTTAGCTTGGCAATTGCCGTTCCGCAATCAATATATTTAGCCATTGTCATCCCTCCTGTTCCACGCAGCAACCACCGTTTCTACGGCGTTGCTTTCGTACCCAATGCTGTCCGTCAGATTCATTGTACCCACATAGCACTTAGAGCAAATTACTCTCACGCCGCCATCTACAAACAGCCGTGCTTTACCGCCGCAGAAAGGGCACGGTTTCAGGTTGTAGTCAGCCATTTTCGCCGTCCCCCCAATTTAACGGCCTGCTGCACATTGGGCATTTTTCAGCCTTCTGCTCTTCTGCCATTAGTCCTAACTGCCGCTTGCAATGCGGGCAATATGGGATATGCCACCAACCGGAGTTGTTACCAAGTTTCCATTTTTTGTCGCGGTAAAAAGGCTTTTTTGCCTCAGCCATTGTCAGCGCTCCTTCCTTTCCTGCACCTCAAAGTAAAACTCAATCGGTTTTTCGGCCTCGATAACATTGCCATAAACAACGCCGACCTTGTAGATATAGTTCTCGCGCAGCTTTCGCGGAATTTCTGCGATGTACCGTCTAAAAGTTTCAAGCGAATTTGCACGCTTGTAGTGATTGCACATTCGGCAGGCTGGCATGAGGTTGTCAAGGTCATCTGTTCCAGCGTCCTCAATCCCCCACGCCCTCAATGGTTGAAAATGGTCTACCTGCATATCCTTGTAGGAGATTTCGCGTCCACAATACGCACAGTGACCATTATACTTTCGGTAGACCGCTTCACGCTTTGATTTGCTAATTGCCATCCTTCATCGCCTCCAATGCTTTTTCCGCCTCCTCGCGGGTCAGGAATACGGTTTTCCCAAACGCCCCGAATGAGGCTCCGTATTGCGATCCTTCGTAATCAACAGGCTTAAGTGCCGCAACGTTCAGATACGGCTGCTCATCTAGGTGGACATACGTTGCTCTGCATTGATGTATCCGCCCAAAATCGTCAAGCGTTGAGTACACCTCTCCGCCAACCTTGCACGGCAGCACCACCACGCGCCCGGCCTTATCGGCCTGCATCAATTCCACCATGCGCGCAATGGAGTAATCATGCTCAGACAGCCCGCCCTCAATCTTTTTCGCTTCTTCACAGGCAATAGGGGACAGGCCGCTATCTTCGTACTGTTTCAGGCGTTCCCATACCTGTCGTTGCGTACAAGCGTTGTTATACGGGCACGGCAGCTCCCGGCACTGAGCAATGTCGCAAAAATTGCCATCAAACGTCAGTCTCTCCATAGTGTCACCTCCATAATTAACTACACGCCAGAATTTTCAACACGTCAAAAATATCCTCTCGGAATGGCATTGAACTTATCTACCAAGGAAATCAGATAGTTATACTTTACAAGAGAATCCTTGATTTCTTCCGGTGTCAAACCTGTGTCCTCATATGCTGCAAGGGCACTCCACGCAACTTCTTCCCATTTGCATCCGGCGGAGCAGTTGCCAGAAACCTCATAACATTCAGGGCTAAGAAAATGTGTACAACAAACGCCGTTCTCGTGCATGGTGTAGTTATTCCGTTCAGTAAGCCGTTCCATCATGTTCGCCTCCTAACAGCCATTCCCGATTCCGTAATTAGTATCGCGGCTCATGTTCGCTCTCAATATTGCGAACTCATCGTCCGTCAATGTGTGATTACTTGCGTAGGCAGTAGACGCTTCGCATCTATTCAGGCAAGCAATGCATTCACAACGATTGGAAGAACTCGTTGTGTTGCTGCGAAATGGACAATTATAGTTGAAGCAATCCATCACTTGACATCCTTTTCCGGCAAGAGCCTATCGGTCAAGACGTCAGCAATCGTATACATGATTTCGTCTCTCTCTAACTGCGGGAAGTCGTACTGATCGATGATTCGTTCAACACTTTTTTTAATAAGCGGTCTTGCGGCGCGGCATTCTTCCTCCATGATGTCATATGCCACACTGTTTTTCCGTTCCCATGCATCTGCTTTTCTAAATACAGAATAAGTCCCAAGATTCTCAATCACAGCGCGTACCTTCTTGGGAATTTCCGTCTTACAAAAATTATCATTACCGACATATGCATTAACCATTGCTTCAACTTCTGCATGAGAAATGTTTGCAATGATATCGTTGACATTCAGTTCCTGCATATCATTTCTAACTTTTTCATATAAAGCATCTTTGCAAATGTCTTTGATTTCTTCTGGACTAAGATAATCTTCTATTTTAATCTCCATCACTCCACCTCCTGCATCCAAAACTCGTGGCGGCAATCGGCACATTTATCCGAGGTGATACATTCCCCATCTTCGCTGCGATGCCACGGCGAAATTCCATTCGGGCATATACGCAAGCACCCGTCTTCATCGACCCAAGCTTCCGGATACTGTTCCAAAAACACATCCTGCCGCGTCTTGCGCGGGTGCTCCTTCGACCACTGCTCAACGGCGGCGATGTATTCTGCCGTCACCGATCGGACGGAGACGCACGTCATTTGAAACGCCGGGCACTCCGCGCACCCGGAGAGCGCATTGCCGCCCCGGTAGTAATCACACATCCGGTTTCGTTCTTCGATAAATTTCAGCGCGTCCATATTAGCCTCCTTCGGATATCTCTTTTTAAACAGCGTTTTGGTATGAGCCTGTCTCTTTGCACCAAACTTTTAAATATCATTTCAAGTCTCTGTCTTTGATGAATACGTGAAACAGAAGAATGGTGCTAACAACCACCACCAAAGCAATGTCGGGCGGTTGAAATCAACAGCAACAGCGGCAACACACGAAATAAATACAACTTGAACTATAAAATTCACAATTACAATAAATTTAAAGTTATTCATTCTGAAACCTCATCGAAATGATCCCAATTTTATTCACCAATCACGCACTCTTTAATTTCCCTACACAACATATCTGCAAGATCATTTGCGCCAGCGACACTTGCCAGAATATTCCCTTCCAACTTTTCATCCCCAATGGCTTCCCACAGATCGTATTCTTTTATGAGCTGATGTTCCAGTTTAAGAACGCCGCATTCGGAGACGGCATGATTTAATTTGCGAGTAAGGTCTGCTATTTCGGCGCGGAACATCTCATTCTCCTGACGGAGATATTCAGTCTCAGTTGTCATAGTTGTGTTATTGTTATCCATTTTTCTCAACCTTTCAGGTATGGCGTCGTGTCCTTATTTAGATTAGAGCGCACAGAGGATGTGCTGATAGTTTCGCTGCAAGAAATAACATTTTCCAATGGACTGATCGTAATGCCTCTCTCAGTCACGTTTGGTGATTTCGAACTAAAATCGCAATGACCATTTACAGAAATACTGCTTTCTTTACCAGTCATAGTTTTTTCTCCTGTCTGCTGATTGCGCTTTTCAGTAGACTCGATGTGAACAGAAATATCAGGATCAACAATTCTACAAAAATATCTACCGTTAATGTACAGTTCCACGGTATTGATGTTAGGATCAAACATTTTCTTCACCCCACAATGTAATTTCTTGATTCTCAATCGTCTTTTTCACGTCAATCAGGCGTTGATTGCTGCTTCCCCTGAATTTCAGAGAGATGTCACGCAGATCGTCCACATACGCGCCGTCAACAACGACGTCGCAGTCACGCAACACCTGACAAATGTCTTCTAAGGATAGTTTCAAGCCCGTGTATAGCCAAATGTCTTTGTCCGGCAAGCGTGTCTTACATTCTTTAATAAGTGAGAGCACACATTCAATGTTTTCTTTCTCCAAAGGATGCCCACCGGACAGCGTAAGCCCTTGAATCCACGGATGGTCGAGCGCTTCAAAGAGTTCTTGCTTCGCAGTATCATCAAACGGCTTACCAGCATTAAAATCCCATGTCTGCGGATTCTGACACTCTTTGCAGTGGAGCGTACAGCCAGAGCACCAGAGTACAACTCTGATGCCCTCGCCGTTAGCGATGTCGTGCTTTGTGATTTTCATGTAGTTCATTCGTCGTTATCTCCGAGATGGAGCACACGCTCTTTGATTTCCTGTACACGACCCTGATTCCAGTCGTTCGTGCCAAGATAGCCACAAGTGCGTCGCACGATGTTCATTTTTGATTTGTCTGCGTTCCCGCAGTTCGGGCACTTCCAAATCAACTTACCATTTTCGTCCTCGACAATATCAATCTCGCCATCCCAGCCGCAGACCTGACAATAGTCGGATTTCGTATTCAGCTCAGCATACATAATGTTGTCGTAGATGAATTTCATTACGGACAGCACAGCGTTAATGTTGCCAGTTAGATTCGGAACTTCCACATACGAAATCGCGCCGCCAGGACTCAACTGCTGGAACTCAGATTCAAATCCGAGTTTCCCGAAAGCATCAACCTTTTCCGTAACAGGAATGTGATAGCTATTCGTGATGTAATTCTTATCTGTGATGCCCGGAATAACGCCAAAACGCTTTTTCAAGCATTTAGCGAACTTGTAGGTGGTAGTTTCGATAGGAGATCCATAGAGGGAGTAGGCGATATTCTCTGCCGCTTTCCACTCTGCGCACTTATCGTTCATGTGCTGCATGATAGACAGTGCAAATTCCTTTGCTTCCGGGTCGGTATGCGACTTGCCGGTCATCGCCTTCACACATTCATACAGGCCAGCATAGCCAAGAGAGATAGTCGAATAGCCACCATGCAACAGCTTGTCAATCGTCTCTCCCTTTTTGAGGCGAGCAAGCGCGCCGTACTGCCAGTGGATAGGCGACGTGTCAGAAACCGTCCCCTCAAGTCGCTCATGGCGCAGTTTCAGTGCTCTATGGCACAGCTCAAGGCGCTCGTCGAAAATCTTCCAGAATCGATCATAATCTTTGTTTGCGCTAAGACCAACGTCAACGAGATTGATAGTCACAACGCCCTGATTGAAGCGGCCATAATACTTCGGCCTGCCATTTTCATCAATGTATGGTGTCAAGAAACTGCGACATCCCATGCAAGTATAGCAGTGACCGTCTCCGTTTTCGTCTACTTTCAGCTCTTTCATCTTCTTCTCAGAGATGTAGTCCGGCACCATGCGCTTGGCAGTGCATTTTGCTGCCAACTTCGTCAGATACCAATACTTGCTGTCATCGTGAATGTTATCTTCCTCAAGAACGTAAATGATTTTCGGGAAGGCGGGAGTAATCCAGACGCCCTTTTCATTTTTTACGCCCTCGATACGCTGATTCAGAACTTCCTCAATGAGCATTGCGAAATCGTCTCTTGCACGACCTTCAGGCACTTCATCAAGGTACATAAAGATAGTCACAAACGGCGTCTGACCATTCGTAGTCATCAACGTATTGATCTGATACTGAATTGTCTGGACGCCGCGTCTGATTTCTTCTTTCAGCCGGTCTTCTGTGATTCTTTCAATCGTGTCAGACCCACATTCGACGTCCTGAAGCTCATCCTCAACGTTCTTACGGATTCTCTGACGGCTGATGTCAATGAACGGGACAAGATGTGCAAGACTCTCTGACTGACCGCCATACTGATTTGACGCCACCTGCGCCATAATCTGTGTTGCAATGTTGCATGCCGTAGCGAAGCTATGCGGCTTTTCAACCAGTGTTCCGTTAATCACAGTGCCGTTCTGCAACATATCATCAAGGTTCACGAGGCAACAGTTCATAATGTGCTCAAGGAAATAATCTTGGTCATGGAAATGAATGATGCCGTGTTCGTGTGCGTTTTTAATACTCTTCGGAAGCAGAAGCCGGTTCGTAATGTCGCGGTTTACTTCGCCAGCGATATAATCGCGCTGTGTCGCAGCAATCTTTGGATTCTTGTTGCTATTTTCCTGAATTACGGTTTCGTTACTACCATCTACGATAGCAAGGATTTTACCGTCCGTTGTATTGCCATTCCGGTAGAGCTGACGTTCATATCTGTATCGGATATAGATTTTGGCAACGTCGTAATAGCCCTTTTGCATCAAGGCCATTTCGATTGCGTCCTGAATGTCCTCCACAGCGATTGCGTGCCCATCAACCTTAAATTTGGCATACAGTTCACTTGCGATAGCAGAAATCATAATTGGAGAGAGATGATCCACCCCAGATAATTTTGCCTCGTCATTTGCCTTACTGATCGCGTCAACGATTTTCTCTTTACAAAACGGTACTTCACGTCCATCTCGCTTTGTGACAAGCATCGACACTCCTCCTTGTTGTATTTATTTATCTTCCGGAATGAAAGAAAAGAGGATTTTCTCGACTTCATCCTTCATCACGAACGATTTTATAATTGAATACACGGCATCCCACGAATTTGCCCGGTAGATATCATGTGCAGCAGCGTTGAAGTCTCGATTATGCGGTGCTGACATGAGGATTTTTCGATATCTCCCTCCAATGAGGTTGTGCGGGGCATCATCAATCAGGATGTCTCCACGGATCATCTGTTTGTTGTTGCAAATGATAATGTGGTCTTGCGACAGGAACGGGAAAATCTCAAGCAACCTGTCAATCTTCGCACGACAAGTCCTGTAGTCCGTAGCTGTGACCATGTACAGCTCATGACCGTCTGCAATCAACCGCTGAAGATACTCAATACAGCCGGGGAGGGGAGTGACCTGTTTCCAGAAATCGTCCTCATATAAAGGAGAGAATACTTCTTCTGGACTCAATGTCGGGAAAGCCAACGTCATATCCCACTCTGTAATCTCGTCTTTGTTCACAGACGTCCCGTGCCGTCGATTAAGCGTGTTGACCCAACATTCAAGCAGATTCTCAGCAGTATCGTCAGCATCAAACAGGATCGTCAATGCCAGACACCTCGCAGCATATCAAATGCCAGGCTGATTGCTTCTGCACGGAGGTCTTCAATCGTCCCATCGTTCTTAATGACCCAGTCCCACGGATAATCATCAAGCGCAGTCTCCGATGGATGCTCCTGCTGAAAATCTGTAAGGCAGCTCATATAGGCAGGTCGATTTACACGAACGAGATTCACGTCAAACCCGTAAAATGCAAGCACCTCAAACTCATTCGGGAACCGACAGTCAGGAATCAGGACATAGTCCCATTCGTCATCAAACATCTCAAGCATATTTGCGATGAAATCCACCCAAAAATCAGGTGATTTTGAGCGAATCTTATTCGTTCCAACATATTGGAGCAAAGTCCTTCCGGCCTCGTCCTTTTTACCGTCCCAGTCGAAAAACTTCTCGCAGATAAACTTCAATAGGTCTGCGAAATGCACGATTAGCACGTTCTCGCCATAGCCCTCAAATGTCTCTTTCATCGCCTGAGCAACTTCATCTTTGCCACTACCGGCCTTGCCGGAGATACATACGACTCTCATTTGGATTCCCTCTTTTCTTTACGGCCACACGATTTTTTCTCGTTGCAGTAGCCGAGATATTCACACTTTGGCTCAAAATAATGATCCACGATGTACGCCCATTGTTCTGAGTATTCCGAAAGTGCTGTTGCTACATCATGAAATAAATCTCGGAACTCATGATATGCTCTGGTACACATTCTCTGGTGAGACATATCAATCAGGTTGCGCAGATTTCGCTTGTCAACGATCGTTGTGGTCATGCCGAGCGGAAGACCATTTGCGGCATCCTCTTTCGGCACACCGAGGTCAACGAGCCACGCAAGATACTTGGCAATGGAGTCCATCATCTCTTTGTATACGGTGAGTGTCGCTGTCGTTTTCTTCACGCTATCGGGAATGTAATAGTCGAACCCGTGCTCGTAATCGATGTACCGTGTGCTGCTCTGTAGGCGAGTCGGCAAACAACCGATATGTGTGTACCATTCTCGGATAACACGTGCAGAGTAGCCGTCTAGGATCATGTACACGTTAGGGAACTCGAAGGTTCGACCGTGACCGCTTTCAAGGCAATCGATGCCTCGCTTATAATTTTTCTCTGGATCACTGGTATCAGCTCCATAGCAAACACCAGCTTCCGTTCCAATCATTTCGATCGGATTTTTACAAGTAAACTCTTGAATAATTACTCTACCCATAAACCCTCCTTAACTATATGTGCGGAAAACATGACCGCCGATTGTACAGAAGTAGCTCCCATACCGCAAACAACCTGTGGAAAAGTAAACCACCTCTGTGCTATTTTGATTTGACTGCGAGTAGCCAGACAATGCATCATACCCAGACAGGGCATCCAACACTGCTTGCAACTGCTTCTCCGTATATGTGTGCCCAACAGCGAACTGATTTCTCGCGCAACAAATGTCCGTAATTGAGTTGCCGTAGCCTTTTAGATAACGGTTCAAAATGACCTGTGCAATCGCCACCTGACCGTCATAGGATTCTCCACGAGCCTCAGCCCAAACGACTCTCGCCATCAGCGTTGCTTCGTGCTCTTTGAGCGAGATGCCTGCGTATGGACTTACAAACGTTGCAGGTTCATCCTCTGGATCGCTCTGCTCGACTTCCTCAACCGGAGTCTCAACTGCGTCGCTTGCTACGGCCTCTGCTTGAATATCATTCTGCTGTTTGGTCATTTTATCTTTAATTTTCATTGTCCATGAGGTAAGACACATCGCCACAATTAAAATCGTGATGACCACCTGCCAAATTGTTTCCTTTCTCACGACCTGCTCCTTCCAACCATTTACTTTATGCATTTCGGATAAGTGGTGCTTCAAGAAATGGGCTGTCCAATATTCTGGACAGCCCGTCCGAATGAGAAAATGTCACTTAGCAAAACGGCATTTCGGTTAACTACATACTTATATTACACCATGTCTCGGCCTGTGTCAACAAAAAAATGTGCATTTCGGATAACTTTATATGACGTAGCCGAATGCGTTCAGATACCAGTACCCTTTGTAGTTTTTTGAAACATCTGTTGCCAAAATCACGTCATGCTTTGCGACCGGCTGTTGGTCATAGATGTTCGCACGTAAAGTCAGACGAGCCGTTTTGCCGCTGCCGATTGACCGAGTCCACAAAGCATAGCCCCATATCTGCTTGTCCTCTTTACCGATAAGAGGACGGATGTCCATAATCATGAGTTTGCGACGATCTTCCGGCTTGTTGGTTGTAAGGTCGATATACCCCATGTTTTCAAGCTGATTTTGCATTTTCGACTTGTAATCGAAGTCGTGAATATGCAGGTCGCGGATCCTACGTTCAAATTCGTTCAGCAGCCCATGCATATCAAGGATGGTATAAGACTTCGCAGGCGCGCCTGATTTAGATACGTCAGTAGAATACTTCCTCACGATTTTCTCAAACTGTGCAGGCAGTTTCTCTTTAGAGATTTTCTTCATCGTTCCGTTTTTGAAGAACGAGAAAACCTCTACCATCCGAAGTAGCTCTTTGGCATTGCCGTAATCGGAGAAATAATCAACCTTAATGAGGATGTCGCGCTGACGCGAGTTTAAGGACGTTTCATTGTCGATACGCAATAGCAAATCCATGAACGTCTCAGGCCGGTTGTCATGCGCAAGCGCATAAAGCTCATTACCAATCGCAGCACTCATAAACTTGACGCTTGCGATGCCTTTTGCAATGACGTTTGTATCTTTATCGTACTGGTACTTGTCCTTTGAGATACCGAATTTCGGAGGAACAATACTAATATGATAGAGATGTGCCAACTCACTGCCGCCTTTGACATCATCGTCCGTCTTTGCATTATTTAGAAGCGCCGTAATAAATTCGGCGGGATGATAGAAACGAAGGTAAGCGCAAAGATAGCCGATCATGCAATAGCCTATACTATGATTATAACCGAACATATAGCTCGATGCATCTTCGATGATCTGAATAAACTCTTTGGCTTCCTTTTCTGCGATTTCACGAGGTTGCGGAGACTTAGAGCAATATCCATCAAGGACTTTAGGCAACGCTGCTTTCAGCGCATCTTCGTCCTTTCTGGCGATACAACGTCTAAGTTCATCGGCTTCCGACCCTGTGAAACCACAGATTTCCTGAAGAAATTTAATAATGTCCTCCTGATAAACGAGAACTGAAAATCAGATGTCGGTCGCTACACCATTTGCCTTTCAGCAAATAATAGACTATATCATCATCCTTTTATGGATGCCCACCGCTGGATGTGCCAATCGCTTGCACACCACTTAGTCGTTGAACCTTCCGTTTCCGGTTTGGCTGCTGATTCTCCATTGTCAAAGCACTTAGGATTTGACCATATGCCATCTCATATATTCTTTTTGCTTTCACGGCTTTCACGCCTGGCACTATACGCACCTACGTTGTAGCTATATGAGCTTTAGGATTTTCCAGCAATTCAATGGGTTTGCTACACACATTGCTGTGTGTAGGGGCTTCTCGTTAACCCGTTGTTCTCCTTCAGGAGTTCGTCAATAATCGGCGATGGATTGTGATGTGTCTTGTGTTCCATCAAGTCGTTACGGTACGACGCGCCAGACGGCCTGATAGCTGCCGTTACAAGGCTCATATCGAAAATGGTTTTCGGCTTATACTTACACAACATTTGAAAAGCGTAGTCTCCGGTGAACTCGAAGATTCCAACAGGGGAGCGGAGCATATCTTTCCAGACCGCTTTATCGTCCCAGTCGATTTCATGAGCTTTCGGGAACGGCTGACCAAGAAGCCGGTAAGCATCACGAATGATCTCAATGTTACTTACAAATTTGTTATACCCATATTATGTTATTTGCTGGGTAATCAAGTCATTTCTGCTTGATTCCTTGCGTCTCCGCAAGTGTTCAGACTGTATCATTTTCACGGGGTTATGTGTAAACATCACTGATTACACATTCGGATATTCCGACAGTCGTTGAGGCTGATCTTATCGTGCCTGCTGATTGCGCATTGTTACATCTGCTAACTGTTTCGACTACATGGCATACAAAACCGTGCAGGTGCATAGCAGCTTTAGCGGTTTCCAGCATATAACCCGTTTTAAACAGGGCAAGTTTTACCCTAGAATGTCATATTTCACGAGTGAAACTTCGTGCACACAATCCATGTCAATCTGAAGCACTTCCTTACCATCAGAAATGAACGTACCGTAGTTGTCGCGCAGCGTAATAGGGCTTGCTACGATACCTGCCGGATGAATAGACTGTGAAACGGCAGTGCCTACAAGGCCATCAAAGTAATAGAAGACTTCAGGATATTTGCTTTTTGCCTCATCCGGATTTGAATCGTACAAATTCTTGATAGAGGCAGCAAGTTTCAGCGTCCAAGGATTATCTGCTTTGATTGCCTCGTTTCTGGCCTTCATTGCTGATATCTGCTTCGTTAGGACGATGATTTCATCCTTGTTGCGCTTCAGGTTCTCTCCGCCGCCACGCAACTCGGCGATTCTTGCTTTTAACGGACGCTCATCCTCGCAATTTTCTTGCTCCCATTTAATGCTGAGAGCACGGCATACGTCATCAACGACGCCTTTGTCTTTTGTCGTACCAATGGCAAGAATGTATGCTGTTTTCTCTTGTCCGAATCGGTTGATAATGTACTCATATACTTTATCACGATCGGACGGGGATACGTCAATGTCGATCTCTGATACCGCCATTTTCATGGTACTTTAACACTCTGAAATGAGTCGGGATAGACTATATCTTCACCCTCATATCGAGGGGCGCAGCACTTCGATGCACGGAATTTCACCGTGCATCTACTCCCACAATGGGATAGTCGTTTGAGCCTGTTAAGCCACAGGATTACCATATCATTTGACTTAGGCGTTCCCTGTTAGCATGGCCTCAAGCCGCCATTTCCTGCGGCGCTGTTGTTCTCCATAGGCCACACACCCGGCATTTACCGGTTCACTGCGTTTTTATTCAATACATTACTGTAAGGGGAAACCGAAAACCAATCTCCAATCTCTTTTCGTGCTTCTGAAGCGAATCGTGAAAAAACGGTGTGCCACTTTTCAGGATTCAAGTCGGTGATATTCGTGATATAAGCAACTCGGCTACCACCACATGAACCACGGTTAAAACCAATCGGGATATCATGCGATTTGCACCAAGTAACCAGCTCGCTCATGAATAACATGAAGGCAGACATATCAATTTTATCAAAAACTCTCAGTTCCTCGTCAACCGCGCTCTTGAACGGCTCAATTTGCTCCGGTGTGATAGCACCGTCTGCAATCTTCGCTTCAAAGTTTTTCTTGATTGTCTCTCTGAGTATATCGCCATCCCGTTCGCCATATAGAATCGGATATTTGAACGAAAAATCTAATTTAAACGGCTCTACGGATTCTGCCATGCGGTTCGTATTCTCGATTGCTTCAAGATACAATTTTTCGGGAAGCGCATCTTGCTTTCGGAACATTTCGACCAGCTCATTATATGATTTGTATGTCAGGTCGAATGCGTCCTCGTCCGCAAACATAATCCGCTTGCTTAGTTGTCGGATACTACGGCATTCAGCCTTGTATTGGTTCAAGCTGTGCGTATCCGTTCCGGCAATAAGCGGGATTCCATATTCAGCAGACATTTCGGCAAGATGCCGGTTGAAATCTACCTGCTCCTGATAATCATGTGGCTGGATCTCAAGATAATTGTAATGCTTCAAAAGCTCAAAATACCTTGGATGCATGATCGACAATTTGTTCAGGGGAGAGGCAAGACAAGCACTGATACGGATAACATTATCTGACGTACCGAGGAATTCATCAAACGTGATTCTTGGCTTGTAGTAGAAATGATCCGCGTCAGACGAGCGGCTGATTAGCGTGTTGATTTCTTGCAGACCAGCATAGTTTTTCGCAAGCAAAATAGTGTGGTAGTTGTCTCTTACTTTACTTTGCTCACCGGTGCATGGGTCTGTGACTTCCAACTTCTCCGTGAGATATACTTCGCACCCGTGGATGTATTTCAGACCTGCATTGTCGCAAGCGATTTTCTTTTCCACCCATTGATATACATTTCCGTGCTCTGTAAAAGCAATCGCTGTTTGTCCCAGTTCAACCGCTCTATTGATGTAATCTTGAAAATTTGTTACGCTATCAAGCAATGACAATTCCGTGTGCAGATGGTATGTGCAGTAGTTCTTGCTTAAAATAGGCATCACCGCCTTTCGTTTAGAATGCCTCGTTCAATGTATTCATCTACTGTGTCCATGAAACACTGTTTTGCCTCTTCAAGCGTATCGCCGCCAAAAAGCAACATGTGATAAGTCCCTTCAATACAACCGGCGTAATACCCATCATCTTCTGGTGATGGTCGCACTTCTGCTTGCCATCCTCTATAGTTGAACAATTTTACCATTGCACACTCTCTCTTCCTCATGAGTTTTTAGTTCTACAGTGCAGATAGTGTCGTTATGCCATCCGCCATGAGGAACTAAAAGGACTCGCTGCTTCTCAAACCCATATTTGTGCCCAATTCCACCACTATTCCATCCGAAAGTAATTACCTTTCCACCGATTTTAACGATCCTAGAAATCTCTTTTTTATGATTGCTCCAAAATGACGCTTTCGTAGAATCCTGCGTAATATTATACCCAACATGGTTATAGCATTCGCTTACTTGACGCGGTGAATATGGCGGATCATATAGGACACCATCTACAGTATCATCATCAAACAACCGTAAAAAATCTAAAGCATCCAAATGGTAGTCGGTATCATAATCATGGTTTAAATCGTTCGTGATTGACGCAAATTTGTTTCTGTTTGCAAATGGGTCAATCCACAATCCATCTGTCATTTCAGAAGTGATTAAATCATGAATAGGCTTGATTTCAAAAGTGTTCTTATTAGGCATAGCCCAGATTCTATCAATAACAATATTATCTATTAAATCACCAGTTTCTTTCATGCAATTTCTTGAGATTTAGCTTGCATTGCTTCAGCAATCCGGTTCGAAGCGATTGAGAAATATTCTTCATCAAGTTCAATACCAATGAACTTACGGTTCGTGTTCACACAAGCAACGCCGGTTGAGCCACTGCCCATACAATTGTCAAGGACAGTCATTCCTTCATCGGTATATGTCTTAATTAGATATTCCAACAGGGCAACGGGCTTTTGCGTAGGATGAAATTTGTCCTTATCCAAAGTGAACTTCTGAATAGAACGAGGATAGCGAGTTCCAGTGTTTTTACTCACGACCTGTTTAATTGGTGTGCGAACAGAACTGTTACCATAATCATTCCTCTGCTTTCCTGAAAGCCCTTCATACGGCTTACCAGAACACATTTGTGGATTGTAAATCATGTTGATGCCGCTCTTAACATACGACGTCGGAGCCATACCAAAAACCACAATGTCTTCATGAACTTTTGCTGGCTGGTACTTAAAATTCAAAAAATTTGCCCCTGAAGGTTTTTCCCATTTCCAGTCATACTTGTACATATCAAGATTGCTCATTCGTAATGCGCTACTGAACGGTTCAGAACCGAATAGAACAATCGCTCCACGATATTTAATAATACGTTTATACTGTTCCCAAAGAGGTTCGAATGGAATAACGGAATCCCACTTGCAGGCAGATGTTCCATACGGCAAGTCGCAAAGAATCATATCTACGGACGCATCAGGGAGCGCCCTCATATAATCCACGCACTCACCATAAAACAAATTCACATTTTTAATCTCTATCTATCGTCACCATCCGTTTCCACCGTTCCAAATACCTCGTCCTCTTCATTCTCAGCCTCAAGTTGCGGGGGCAAGGGGAGCGGTTCTGTATAGTTTTTTGTATCCCACGAGAATTGGCGTCCATATTCCTCTGCATCCGTAAAGAACCGTCGTGATTCAGGATCGTAGTAGATACCCTTATCAATATTCGATCGCCCAAACATTCGGTCTTTGATAACCGTGGCAATAACGTCATATTTCATAAGTTCTTTCTTGCGCGGAGACAGTCTTTCTTTGCTATCCCTCTCATCCTGCGTCACGCGCCGAAGACCAATCGTTCTATGGGCAAGATTGACAATGTTGCTAGAACCGGCAATGTCGTAGATGCCTACGTTTGCCGTGCTGTCCATCTTTCGAGGATGACAAACAAGAATAACCGCCGCCTGATATTTTTTTGCAAACTCGATGAGGCGCTTTACGGTTGCTGTCTGTGCTCGAAGTTCCTCTGCCTCCATATCCGTATCAATGCACATGAAGTTATCAAGAATCAAGCATCTGACTCCATACTTGCGAACAACGTCGGTCATGGAAGAAATCAGCGCATCAAGGTCATTATCGTGATCGTCACGGTAGATGTACCACTTATTCTTGTAGGCGATGTTCATCTGGACACGAGCTGCGGTTGGAATCTTCCAATACTCATTGCCTCGACGGGACACAGCCTTTTCAAGATTGCGCTTTCCAGCAAAGATATAGTTCAACCACGACTTTTCAACGCCATTCGGGAGTTCACCGGAAAACAGCCACGTCGGAATATCGTTGTCTACGGCATTGCAAATTAACTGAGCAAGCAGACTGCTCTTGCCGCTGCCCGGCTGACCGCTGATAATCGTCAGTGTACCGAAAAACAGGCGCATGAGTTCATCATCAAGAGCTTTCAGGCCGAATGTAATGCCGTCCACGTCTTCATATTCTGTTGGCTCAACGTCAGACAAGTCAACGACAGAAGGGACAGGCGTATCCTCAGCAGACAAGATCTGCTCCAAAACAGCATCCTTACCACAACGATATAGATATTCGTTTAGGTCTTTTATGGGATAGCTCTCGCCGTCGATATCAACGTGCTCCGGCAGATTGATAACCTTACACCGCCACGCTCCAAGCATTGGAGATACCGTTTTCAGGAATTTCATGCCGGATTCATCGTTGTCGTGGCAAATGATAATGGATGAAAACTGTTCCAACCAGTCATAGCAGACCTTGCACCACTCGACATTTCCATCACCGAGCGGGATACTCACCGCGTTTGACCATCCGGCTTCGATTGCCGCAGCACAATCAAGTTCTCCTGAGCAAATTAAGAGCGGCTGCTCTGGATTGATGCGGTTCATGTTAAAGAGTAGGGGAGTCGTATCTGCTCCGGGCTGACACCAGTTCTTTGCCTCGCCGTGTCTGATTTTTCTGGCCGGGCGATACTTCACCATCGTCAGCACATCGTTCTCGTCATAGTAGTTAAAAACAAGATTGCCGCGATCGTCCTGCCTGATGTCAAGATAGTCTGCCGTTCGCTCACTGATGTGTCTTTGTGCAAGGTACTTATATACGGCGGACTTATCCGCGCATTCGACCTCTTTCGGATACTTGTAATACCGCTTTGTTTTGACGTGTTGCTCTCCCAACGGATACGGCATATCAGCCAACTCGAATAGCTTCTTGCAAGCATCCACATAGGTTGCTCCCTTGTACATCAGCACATCAAGAAGGTCATAACTTCGACCACAAGCGCCAAAACACCTGAAGTTATATGCCTTTTTGTTGTAGATGAACGATGGATGGTCTTCCTGATGAAAAGGACAGCAGCAACGCATATTCTTTTCATCGAAGTCCGTAATGCCAAGCTCATCCACAATCAGATAAGCATTTTTGTCTCCGAGTTTTTCTTTGGCCTGCATAATTGCCGACCGGTCAATCTGCATTTACTCACCACCCTCAAAACATTTCAAAATACTCACATTCTCCACACACGTCACACAGGTTGTTGCAGAAAAAGAAATCTCCGTTTGCATACCAATTATCTGTGCTTGTGATTTTTTCGATCAGTTCGCTTGCCCATTTTTCAGTTTCGATGTACTTTTCACGGTCAAAAGGCTCTGTAATCCATGCGCCGGTACGAAAACAGTTAAATTCCAGATAATCCGGATATCTGCCGCACAAATTGTACACTGCTTTTGAGTACACATAGAGTTGCCGCAGATATTTATCCAATTCTTTGTCAGAAGCGGTCGCTTTCTTGCGCTTGGAGCGCGGTTTCAAGTCTCTGGACTTATGGTCAGTGATGTACAACTTTCCATCGGTATCCTCAGAAAGCCAGTCAATAAATCCGATAAACGGATGCCCTGCATACTGGAATCGCACACGCTTTTCAACGCCAATCGTCTTTCGCTCCGGCAAATTCAACTCCGACAAATACTTCTTGCCTTGCTCGAAGTAATTTGCGTAAATTTTCTTCGACGGGGCTTGCGAATGGATGTCTTTCAGATATCCAGAGATGAAATCATACGGCAAATCATCTTGCTTTGTCTTGCCGGTCAGATATTTTTGGAGTAGGGAGTGTATGAGACTCCCGTACTCCGCAAAAAACTTGCTTTGACCTTTGATCTTGAAAATGTACTTCATCAACCACTGATATGGGCAACTTTCATATGCGGTCAGCCGTGAATAGCTCCACAGCATCTCGTCAATTTGAAGATCGTACCGCATTTAGTGATTAAAACGGCAGGTCTTCATCATCGTCCGACTCAGGCTCATCATCCGTCGCGGCCTTGCTTGGCTTGCTTGCCTTGGCAGGCTTCTTCGTTTCGCTGGACTCGCCAGAACTGCTCTTGCTACCACAGAACTCGACGTTATTGACCTGAACATCCCATGAAGTACGCTGAGAGCCATCCTTTGCAGTATAGGTGTTCGAAATCATTGCACCGTCGATAAGGATTTCCTGTCCCTTGCTGAAATACTTCTCGATGAACTCAGCCGTTCCGCGCCATGCATTGCAACGGAAGAAATCGGTTTCCTTGTTCTTGCTATACGGGCGATCCACAGCAACAGAAAATGTGCACACTTTATTGCCATTCTGCGTGGTCTTAATTTCCGGTGTGGCCGAAATGCGGCCTTTGATTACAATGTGATTCATATGATTTCCTCCGTTTATTCTTCTGTATTTTTATCTTTCTTTTCAGACTTTACAGCTTTTTTCTCTTTCTGCTCATTTTTCTCGTCGGGCTTCTTCTCAGACTGAGCAGAAAAATCGGCACGCAGCTCATCAAGGAGTTTCTGAGCATCATCCGGCTTCTCAATATTGAAGTAATCTGCGCTCGGCTTGCCATTGCTGTTACGGGCATACTTTTTCACGATTCCGGCAACGCGCGTGCGTTCGGCCTTAGACTCTTCTGCGTCCGTAAACTGGTCAAAGTGATTGCTAACGAGTTTGTTGATTTCCTCCACAATCGACTTGGCAATCTTGATATCCTCTTCGTTCTCTGCGGCTTCCTTAGCAGATTTCCAGTTGTCAGGATCATCTTTCGGCGTAGCGACTTGGAAGAACTTCAACAGAAAATAACGGTTGCAATAGGTGAGTCCGCTGCCGACTGCCTGAGACGCATCCGATTTCTGTCCAATCATCGACCAATGCACGGACAGTGTGTCTTCCGGGTTGTCTACATTGACCCAAGTGTAAAGGAGTTCGCCTTGCACAAGAAACTCATTGACGATTTCTTCAAATGTGCCGCCTCCCTTGAGCGCCTTGACTTTCGTGTAAGAATACGGCGTGAGCGTCATCGTTCCGGGCACGATCTCCGAGTAGAGGTTGACGCCGTACCTGTCCATACCAGCAATGACTTTCGCAAGGATAGTTTCCTCGCCAGCGTACTTGTAATTGTGGCCTTCCTTGTTCTTCTGAACGACCTCAACGATTTTGCGAATACCGGCAAGTTTTTCGTGGAGGCTCATGTCTTTTATTTCTGTCTTTTCAGGCAAATGTATTTCCCCTTTCGTATAATTGTGCATTTTGGATAACTAGGTGCAAAAAAAATAAGCATTCGTGGCTTTCCTGACAGCGGTATGCTGATTTGTAACTGGGCGCGGTCAATCCGTCCTTGTTAGCCGAAAGAATACCTAGGATGAGACGTTTTCTTGTGTCGTTATGAGGCAACATTGATTTATGGCTGAAACGCTTTGACTTGTTCAACACATCTCGCAATTTTTTTCGTAGCTTCTATGACCTCATCCTGCGTGGTTTCAAAACCCATAGAAATGCGAATTGTACAAGCCGCCAGTTCATCTGACAGTCCAATTGCAGTCAGCACATGAGACGGCGAACCAGCACCAGCACTGCACGCAGCACCGGCAGACACATATACGTCCTCTTGGTCAAGCAGGAGCAGGAGAGATTCGCTCTGTACGCCGGTGAAAGTGAGACTCAGGATGCTAGAGAACTCATCACCGCCGTTAACAGTGAACTGTCCCGGCAAAAGCTCACTCAGACCTTCCAGCATAAGCTCACGGTATGTCTTCCACATATCACGATGGTCATCCAACGTCCGCATTGCATATTCAGCAGCGACACCCATTCCAACAATGCCTGCCACGTTTTCCGTTCCGGCTCTCAGTCCGCGTTCCTGTCCTCCACCCACAATCAGTGGCATATTTGTCCGGACTTTATCGCTGATATACAGTGCTCCAATACCAAGCGGCGATCCAAACTTGTGACCAGACATGGATAGCGCATCAATGTAATTCGCCTGCACATCAATCGGCACATGACCGGCTGCTTGCACGGCATCCGTATGGAACAGTACGCTAAGATCTTGGCACAGCTCACCAATCTCTCGAATCGGCTCTACGGTTCCAAGTTCGTTGTTGACCCACATGATAGAAACGCTTGTAGGCGTCCATTTGGGAAGTCTTAGCCACTCTTTCATGTAGTCGAGGTTGACAACCCCATTCTTGTCCACTTTGACCTTAGTCGGGATAACGAAATCGCTTTCAGCTAACGGCTCAAGAATGGATTTGTGCTCAATTCTTGAGGTATAGACCTGACACAGATCGTCACCACGCATTAGAAGTCGAAACCACGTGTTGTTTGATTCCGTGCCGCAAGATGTAAAATAAATCTCATCAGGATTTGCGTTAATGAGCGCAGCGACTTGTTCTCGTGCGTTTTCTATGGCCTTCCTTGCTCTCACACCGTTTGTGTGTAGACTCCCTGGGTTTCCTACATTCCGTTTTTGATACCATTCATCCATTGCTTCGTAAACGCCCGGAGCAAGTGGGGAAGTGGCAGCATTGTCAAGATAAATGATATTGCATCGCCCTTTCTTTTTTTTGTTAATCTTTATGCACCGGCCTTGATTTTTTTATTAGTGACACTCAGCACCGTCCATCCTCGCGCCGCACCACGGGCATCGGGCGTCGCAGTCATACCACGCCAACCAGCGTGTGCGGGCGGTATCCGTACCGAGCAAAACACCCGGTCTATTCTCCCGCCTCTCCATGCTCACACCCAGTTGCTGAAGCAAAAGTGCCAACCGTCTTGCGCTGGCGCTCAAGCTCCATCCCGGCGTCCACCGTCGGCGCTTGTATCAGCACCCGCCGGACACTGTCCTTGTACGGCAGATCGTCCGACAGGCTACGCAGCACGGCATCCGCGTCAATCAAGCGCATCACTATCACCGTCCTTTAACCACGACTTCCAGCAGTTAATGCAATCTCCGTTGGCGCATTGCTCGCCTACCACATCGCCAAAAATCGGCGGACACCATTGTTCAATTATAGCCGCAAGTTTATCCGCAGGAATGCAGACATAAGAATTATTTTTCGGAATGCGCTTAGCCATCAGTACCACCGTCCATTCTCGCGCTGCATTTTTGGGCAGTATTTGTAGCAATCGCAGAGTCGTACACCAGCTCGCCGTCTGCGTATCCGTCTGCTGTGCCTTGCCACCGCCCATGCGCCACCGGCGCAACGTCGGTGGCGGGCGCTCGGAGCCTTGTGCGCCGAGCGAGTTTTTTGGCAGTTGCGATTGTAACAGCGGATTTTTCATCCTCTGGCGCGTCCGGTTTCACTAATGAAAGTTCCGCATCACGTTCGATACACTCAGGCATTTTATTGTCCTCCATACCTTCTAGCAAGAATTTTGCCGTACAATCCGCATTCTTCCAACGGGACTTCCCGAATCACTTTACATGACGGTGCACGAACTTTTCCAGAGCCATACTTCGGGACAACGACCGTGTTCATGTCCACTTCAACTTCAAGGATTGCGAGATCAGGCCAACAACTCCCGTATGCCAAGCACCAACTGAGATAGGCCATGTGGATGCCGTTCCCACAATCTTCGTTCGGGTCAGTGCAAAAGCCGTCTGCCACAACTGATTTTCCGATCGTATACATAAAATCTGAATCCCAGTCCGACCGGTATAGCCCGTCGCGTTTCCTAACCGCCTTAAACAGTTTCGCTTTGCCGTTGCTGTTCTCAATGCCGTAAAAATCGACATATTCGTCAATGGAACACGGATCTCGCACAATGCGTGCATTGCCGGATGTCTTAATTTTAGATGTATCGCTCTTTGGGCTGATTTGACTGTTCCCCCATGCCACGACGGAGCTGTTCACCCGCGCCTCGACGGAGCTGTTCCCCCACGCCTCGACGGAGCTGTTATCCCATGCCACGACGGAGCTGTTCCCCCGCGCCACGACGGAGCTGTTCCCACATGCCACGACGGAGCTGTTATCCAATGCCACGACGGAGCTGTTCCCCCGCGCCATGACGGAGCTGTTCCCCCATGCCTCGACGGAACTGTTCCCCCATGCCACGACGAAGCTGTTCCCCCGCGCCACGACGGAGCTGTTCACCCGCGCCTCGACGGAGCTGTTCCCCCACGCCTCGACGGAGCTGTTATCCCATGCCAC